CCCGCAATGTGATTGTTCGTTCGGCATTGCCTGGTCGATCCAGTACATAGTGGAGCACTGGTCGGGCTGAGGGGACCATGAACGGAGCGAACGAGGATGCCACGGCATCGATCTGCGCTCCCGCCCCGGTCACGGCCATGATGTCGGCACTGACCACTCGAGAGCCCATGAGTGTGGTGCGATCGTCCACTCCGTCATGGTCGGGTCGGTTGTTGACCACTTCCCGTACGGCCGGAAAGCCCAGATCCAGTTGATTGCAGAAGTAGCCCTTGGACGGGTCCTCGAGCAGCAGAGTCTGACTGCCCAGCACCAACCACGCTTTGCGGACGCAAACCATCAGACCGCCCTTGTTCGTACAGCCCAAGCCGCTTGACGCATGAAGGCATCGATGTCGGCTTCGTCTTGGAAGTATGCATTCTCGATCTGTACGGCTGGGCCGGTTGGTTGGGCATTGGCGATCGGGGCATTGGTCGCCATGGGTCCACCGAAGATGCTGACTGCTGCCTTGTCGATCAGGCCGGCTTGTGAGGTCATGCCCTGAGCGATCATCTTGACGATGTTGGCTCCGCCCAGTTCGGGCGGGTAGTCGTGGAGCGGTCCAGCTTTGGCCGGCGAGAAGGGCAGCAGACTCTTAACCTTGTCAACGACCGATTGAGCAGCATTGATCACTGCCTGACCAGCCGAGGCAACGCCTCGAGCCAACGAGGCCATGATGGCTGCTCCGGCCCCGGAGAGGTCAATGCTAAAGAGGGAGATGATGCGGCCCGGGATGCCAGCGATGCCACCGATGATGCCATTGAAGATGCTGATGACGCTGCTCACGGCCGATTGGATCGGTCCAGTGATCGCTCCGGTGAGTCCGGCCCACACGCTCCTGATCCAGTTGACTACTCCGCTGATGGCTCCGGTCACAGCGCCCCAGGCACCAGCGATCCAGTTGATGGCGGCAGCGACGGGAGCAACCAAGAAGGAGACAACCTGTGCCCAGGCTCCCTTGATCCAGTTCCAGACGCCCTGAATGCCCGAGAGGATCTGATCCCAATACTTGTAGATCAATGCTGCTGCGATTCCGATTGGACCCATCAGAATGCCCAACAACAAAGGCCAGTTGGCTTTGATCCAATCCCATACAAACTGGATGGATGCCTGGATGGCCTTCCAGATGGTGTCCCAGTTCTTGTAGATGATGTAGGCAACGACAGCCAGGGCAGCAATGGCGGCAATGATCAAAAGGACGGGACCGAGAGCGGCCCAAGCCGACACCGCCCCAGCATCTTCGGCCAGGTTGAAGGCGAGTTGGGCATCTTTGGCTGCTTCCTGCCCGCCCTTGAAAACGTCCATGATGCCCTTGGTCGCTGTCATCACTCCACCCAGCCCAGCCATGGCCGTTCCGGCAATGGTGATGGCTGGACCGTATTTCTGACCAAAGGCGGCGGCAGCGTCCTCGACTTTTGCTTTGACCTCCTTGAGCTTTCCACCAAAGGTGTCGGCTGCTGCTGATGCTTGCCCGGAGACAACAGCGCCCAACTTCGCCATGTTGTCACCGGCCGCATTGGCCGATTTGCCTGCTGCATCCTGAGCGGCTGAGAGCTTCTCGTGAGCCGTCTTGGCCGCATCGGTCGTTTCGGTGACCTTCTGCTGGGCGTTGCGTAGCTGCTGTTGGTCGCTGATGGTCAGCTTTGTTTTACCAGCCAGCCGCTCCTGTAGATCGGCCAAAGACTGCTTAGCTGCTGCTGCTTTGTCATCGGACGAGGCGGCTTCGGTGGTTGCCTTCTCCAAGGCTTTTGTGGCATCGCTGGCCTTCTCGGCCGTGACGCCGAACTCCTTGAACAATCGAGCCGAGCCGTTATAGGCTTTGCCGACCTGACCGGCCGCAGCGCCCAGGGACTCATGCTTGGCCGCTGCTACGTCGGTCGTGACATTGAGCAGTTGCAGTGCCTTGTCCGGGTCATGGGTGGCTTCGGTCAGTTTGGACAGGGCGTCTTGTGTCTCCCCGGCCGTGTTGCCAAAGCGTTCCTGGTGTTTGATGGCTGTCTCGACCGATCCGGCATAATCCTCATAGTCTTTGCCTGTTGCCTGGACCGATGCCTGCAACTGCTGATGGGCGGCCTGATCCTTGCTGCCCATCAGGGTCAGACCAGCGCCCACCCCGGCGATGGCCGTTCCAACGCCCATCATGGCCGGCCCAATCTCATGGGCATGGGTGATGACTGCCCCGATGGCGTCATTGATGCCGTTCAGGGCATCGCCGAAGGGGCCGAGCACGCCTGTCTTGTTAATGGCATCGAGTGCTCCACCGATGCCGTCGTGGATGCCTTTGGCCGCATCGACCGCTGCGTTCTTGGCTGTGGTGAATCCTTTGCCCAGTTCGCTCAGGTCAGCGAGGACCTTGACCAGAATGCTGGGACCAGCCATCGCCCTACCTCCTGGCCCTGAGCTTGGCGTTCTCCTGACGGATGGCCTCTGCTTCCTGGGTCATTCGATCGACCATAGCCTCCCACATGACGTCGCTCAGTCCTTCGGCCTGGTCAGGGCTTAGGTGGTAATAGGCGCAGAAGGAGGCAAGAGCAGAGGCGACTTGCCGTTGGTAGGGTCCACCTCGACGATTGCCACCTCGCATTCGTAGGCATGCATCCACAGCGAGGCCGGGTCACGTTCGGGGTGATCACGCATCAACGCTCGAAAGGCGATCATGCGGGGAGGCTGTGCCTCCATCAACTCACCAAACTTCATGTCCGGCTCGAGCCGAGCCAGCAGATCGATCATTCGCTGACTCGGCAATCGGGCGATGAAGCTCTGGGTGGCCTCGATGGTTGTCGGGAGTGCCCCGAGGTCGTCGCTCATGGGGCAACGCCAGCGACCCAAGCCGAGCCGCTCCAGTGAGCGCCCAAATGGTCGGCCGTGATGACGTATTGACCGGTTGACCAAGCCGTGGCCGGGCTGGCGGTCAGGCCGGTCAATGCCCCGAGGTTGGCCGGGATGGTCGCTCCCGATGGGGTGAAGTAGCCAGGGATGCCGGCTGTAGCCCCGGTGGCGGCGACGGCGCCCTTGTCGACCGTTGGCTCCTGGGTGCAGTTCCAGTCGATCTGGATCTGGCTGGCCGCACCGGCATCGCCCGAGATAATGTCAAAGGGCTGAGGAATGGCAAAGCCAGCAATGATCGGGTTGTTGGCCGATGCGATCCTCGAGGAGTAGGGACGAGCCTTCCAAGCGGCCGGAGCGCCCGAGGCCAGGTAGGCGTCGTAGGCCGCTCGCAGCGTGTCGTAGGTCGCTCCCACGTCGAAGCTCTGGTAGAAGGTCAGGCGCAGGTGCCATTTGATCGCTCCGGGGTAGTCGGTTTCTGCGCACATCGAAGTGATCGTGACCTGCTTGACTTCGGGCGCTACCTCGAGATGCTGGACCAAGCAGCGAAGGTTGATCCCTGTCAACTCGAAGTAAGCGTCATTGAGGATTAGCGGGGTGGCCGGAACGGGGACCGGATCGCCCAGCGCCAGTGCCTCAGGGTGTCCCCCGTCGATGGTTATGGACATTCGGTGCCTCCTGGGTGATAGACGTCTATCAAGGGTGTGACCACGAGTAGCGCTCGATCGAAGTGGTCACTGCGGCTTCGATCGCTCGTTGGATCTCTGGCTCTGCTGCTTCCATGGTCGGGTAGAGGTAGCGCCCCTCGGACACCAACTCCCGCCCATGTCGCCCACCAAACTCGATGTATCCAGCATAGATGACCCCGCCATAGCCAACGCCAAAGCCACCTGGCTCGTTCGTTACTGTGGTCGTCGAAGCCAGCAGGCCGGTCAGCACCGGGATCTTGCTCTCAACCTCTGAGCGCAACGACTGGGCCAGAGATCGGGTTTCCGAGGCGATGGTCGGTTCGATCGTTCGGCTCCAACCCTCGAGGTCGGCCACCACTTGCTCGGTGTTGACTTCGATGGTTGTAGCCATCAGGACACCATCACCTTGATCTGGATGCGAGAGGCGATGTAGTTCGTCTTGGCGATGATGTATACCCGTGGGGCGCTGACCGTTTCGAGCACCCAGTCCGGGCCATCCAGGCGGAGTCGGGTGATGGTGTAGTCGATCAACTCCTCGAGCATGGTCACGCCTTCGCCTGGCATCAGCCGGGAACCGATGGCCGTGACCACCACCCGGCCAGTAGCAAAGCAGGAGGTGTCGGGCGTGAGCATGGGATCGCCCCAACCGAGCATGAGGGCCGGAGGTTCGATGGCATCGACCAGGCCGACCAGCACGTTCGGGTCGCTGTCCAAAGCCGGGGCCAGAGCAGCGGCCAACTTGGGGCGGACATCGAGGAGGTTCATGCAACCCCCCAGGAATGCTTGAAGGGAAGCAGAGCGGCCGAGTGGCGCTCAAAGCCCGAGGCCGGCGCAGTCAGCACGCCCACGTCGGCAATGCCCACTCCCCCGTTGTAGGTGGCTGGGGCCTTGTACCACTCGACCGCCCGATTGACGTTGGTTCGGACGATGATGCCTTCGGGCGGATTGATGATGACCTCATCCTCGAGGAAGTGGTCGATCTCGGTGGCTGCCGCATCCAGGCAGTCATCGAGCACTTGATGGTTCTCGTCGGTCACTCGGATCTCGAGCGCCGCCGCCAGATCCTCGGGGGTTGCGTAGGCCACGTCAGTCGCCGTTGCCGTTCTTGCGCTTGGGCTTGGGCGTTGGCTCAGGTTCAGGCTCTGGGTCAGGCTCAGGGGCCTTGGCTGCCAGCACCTCGGCCGCTGGATCAACGGTCAGTTCGACGCTGTTGGACACCTCGGACCCGGTGCGAACGGTGATGGTCTGCGTACCGGCTTGGTCGGCTTGGGCGTTGTAGGTCAGCGTTGTCTCATCGACAAAGGTCGTGGCCTGTGCCTCCTCGTCGGCCCACACCTTGGAGCCTGACGTGAAGCTCGAGCCGGTCACGGTGATTGGATAAGGCGTCGAGTCTCCAACGATCGAGGTTGGGGCAATGGCGTCGAGGACGGGTGGTTCGGGGGGTTCGGGGTTGGTGATGTCAGCAGG